AGGGTTCCCCACAGTAATAAGTTTCCAGAGGTAAGTGCATCAAACACACCAATAGCTACAGTCGTAGCAGCAGGCATTCCTGCAAAGTCAATATTGGCAGTATTAGATGTTGTTCCGCTTGCCGCTGCAGAAAATACAGCTGTTTGACGAGCATATGAGCCGCCAGTAACTTGAGTTCCACCACCAGCATCTGTTGGAGCGACTGTATAAAGCCCTACATAAACAGTAGTTGGCATAGTATATGCGGTTGTACCTAGGAAGTGATCAAGTAATTTGTTCTCTAGATAGTCTGAAAGATTCCCTGCCATAAATTAGCCCTCCAAGTTATTATAATACATTTCCTTTTCTTCGTCATTAGCTAATCTGAAATTAGAAAGTCTTAAAAGTAAATTTGCTTCTGCGAAAGAGACCTCTCTCATTGGAGATTCTCTTGTAAATCTAATTCCTGCTCCCGTTGTATAACCCATTCCACTTTCAAAATAAATCACAAGGGATTCAGTATCACTAGAAACGGCTGCTAACTTAACAGACCGTTCTGTTTCTTTTCCGTCATCAACCGAGCCATCATTATCCCCATCAGTAGGGATCACTTCTTTCTTAACTGCAGCTTTCTTAGCTGGAGCCTTCTTGCGAGGGGCTGCTGTTTCAGTTGTAACTACATTGTCTCTGTTTACCATAAACCATCCTATTCTATAAATTCTTATATCCAGTATAACATGAGAGAGGGTGGAGAGTGATTGCTCACACTCCACCCTTTCTACATTAATTATTTATATTAAAGAGTGCGCAGTTTGACATTCTTTGCAAGAACATAAGAAGCGAGGTTCTCAATGTTGTTTGCAACACGCATAAACTGTGTGTACTCAATAGTGTCAGTCTTTGGTTGGAACTGACGGTAGAGGGTGATGTCACGGTGGATACCAACAACTCTGTTATTTGGGAATGTTAATTCAACATAACCGTGTGAACCAGCTGCTGACGAATAGTCGCCCGAAACTGTTTCTGGCATGAGTGGAATTTCTACCAATGGAATACCATAAGGCGAAATACCAGTAGCACCTGGACCACCGTTTGCACGGATTGAACCATTCAAGAATGCTTGCTCACCATATGTTGATGCTGGGGCTGGTGCTCCAGATGTTGCTGCTGTTGCCGAGTTAGGATTCTGCAAGCTGAAAGATGTGTCTTGCACAACTGCCGAGCCTGAGAAGAACCGCAATTCGTTACGGCGTTGCAAATACTTGCTTGGCATGTTACGAAGAATTCTGTCGTAGGTTGCACGGGAAACATTGTTTCCTGCTTCATCAACAACAGTTCCACCTGCAAGAGCTAACTTGCTGAAACCATCAAGAGCCTTCAAAAGACCATTGTTAGATGATGTGTTGCCATTAATCAAAAGATCGTCAAGATCGTTTGCTGTTTGGCGAGCCATCATTTGTGCAAGGTGATCTTCTAGCGAAGCACCCTCAATGTTGTCCTCAAGCGACTCTGTGCTCAATTCCCAATCCAAACGAAGCTTCACGCTGTTCAACGAAACTTTAGAAAAAGTTACCGCTGCGTTTGAACCAGTATCACTGGCTTCTGTTGCTTTTGCCATAATTCTTGTACCGACTGACACCTTATCAATGTCAACCTGAGGTGTACGCATGCGCACAACTCTTGAACTCTGCATCAAAGTTGATTGGTCTACCACGAAATCAATAAACCGATTTGATTGCTCTGCATTAAGGAGACCACCGATGGAGCTTACACCGCTACCCGAGTTCACCACTGCCGTTGTTACTTCATTAGCTTTTGCTAAAATTTCATTTTGTGTTGCCATATGATGATCCTCCCTTATGACCTATAACCCAAAGAGCTAATTAACTCTTGTGGTAAATACATATTGCTCCAGAATGACTTTGGTGCGGACTTAACTAGCTCCTCGCCATCTTCATCATCTTCTGGGTCAACGCTTTTCTTGACAGCGCCTGCTTGAGCAAACTCCTCAACCTTTGCTGTCTGAACCTCTAAGGCTTTCTCAGTTGTCTCCAACTTCTCAGCCAATTCAATTTTCTGATCCTCAACGCTCTTTGTTACAGCCTCAATTTTAGCATCAACATTCGCTTCTACTTCTTGTTTAAATGAAGTTGCGAAGTCGGTAAGCTTTTGATCAATGACTGAACCAAGGGCTTCTTTAAGAACTTCAATATCCATATCTTGTTCCTCCACTTGTTCAACAATCACATCGGCTTCTGTTGAAGCTTCTGTATCCTGCTCGGACTTTTCTAGTCCTAAATTATCAATTGGACCTACCCAATTAATAAACTTCTTAATAAATGACATCTTATTATCTGTCAAAGAATTATCCATAGGGATTACACTATCATATTTTTCTAAATTTTGCAATTCTTTATCAACATTACTTTCACAATTACATGATTTTTCTACTTCCACAATAATCTCCTCGTATAATTCATCCAAGAGCATATCAATAATATCGCTATCATCAATTGCCATTGTAAAATCTTCTTCAGTTAATTCCGCATAATCCGAACTCTCAATAATGTCTAGCAAAGAATCAAGCAAGGAGTCGTTAAAATCATTTTCTGAAACACTCTTCTTTTTAGTGTTGGCATATCTTTCCAACAACCTACGACCTTTCGCTGCAAGAGCAGCCGCATCTGAAGAGTTCTGAGGAACTGGCTCGCCCCATGCAGCAGCAGAAAGGGCTAAGCGACTAGGCTCGCCATTTGGCTTCTTCATTGGTCCAGAAGGGTTGGTGAAAAATCTTGTTAAGAAAGAACCTTTGCGGCGCATTTTCTCTGGGGTATTGGCGGCTCCACGAACACCTGGCTTTAAGTTTGCGCCCTCTGTTTGTTTAAAGTGCCTTCTACCAGCAGCAGTCAATCCACCCTTTGGATCCTTTAATGGCTGTTTTGCTTTTTCAATCTGGCAATCTAAGTCGCAATCAAGAGCGTAATTCAAATCCCCAACATTGTTCATTTTTACCAAATCAATTACTGCCATAGCATTTGCTGGGTTATCTACTAAACTTAACTCGCCAAGATCATATTCTTTAATAATAGAAATTGGTCTACCATTGTGCATCTTGCCTTCCATGACTTCTTTCTTTGTAATCCGACCACCAATTGAAAAGGCACGAAGTGTTCCATCAAGAACTTTTTGCCAAGTAGCCTCGGCACCTTTGGAGATATAAGCTTCCACTTGAATAGCGTTATACTCTTGACCATCCTCGCCTTTTAACTTTAAAGGTTTGTAACTAATGGCTTTTCCAACAGCAATAGGGGCATGCATTTCACGAATGTTGCCTTGCCAGTTTTTAAAAGCAATCTCTGATGCTGCAAAATCAACAATATCATTAGACTTATCAACATTGTCAGCTGTAGCAACACCGCATACAATGCGCTGCTCTGTCTTAATCATTGTAATTGGAAATGAAAAATTAAGATTGTCCATAAAGATAGTGAATCCTAGTATAATACATTATTATAATGCAAGCAAATTATGCAACTGCATACACAGCAAGTGTAACGCTGGCTGTCATAACTTGAAAACTTGTAAAATCACCTTCAACTTCAACATAACCGCCGCCGCTGTTAATTGCTGGGATTACCACTTGATGTGGACCACCATTTAGCTTAACCGTAGCATTCGTTGTAGCATGGGTGTTATAAAAATGTATGCATTTAGTGTGACCATTAGTGGAGACAACACCTGATGTGCCGCTCGTACTAGTCACCGCTGTATTGGAAAAAATAATTCCAGCTCCGTAACTCATTAAGAACCTCCTGTGGTATCTTGTACTTGACCTCTCTCCGCCTGATCACCAGAAACTCTTGGGTCACTAGACCCTTGACGAGTATCTGATATTGCATTTCTTGGCTGAGAGGAAATATTATTAGAATTTCCCGCTGGCGCTCCTGGTCCAGCGGATTCTTTTTTAATCTTTGTTGGGAAAGGCAATGGTTCATCACCATCTGTCCTTTCTGGTAATCCAAGTTGTTGACGAACTTCGTTTGGAGCAATAACTTCTGTTCTTAAATATCTATCATTAATTTTTGATTGAATGTCTTCATCAATCAAGTCAATGCGTTTGAATTGCAACACAACCATGTCGCTAAATTCAGAAATAATACGATTCAATCTTTTTTCAACAACCGATTGATCTGGACCAATCACTTGTGTTTTGAATGTCTTATCGGCATCCCTAGACACTGCAAGGTTAGCATTA